GTGGTCAAGGGTTAGTATTTGTAAATAGTATGTTCCAGGATCCATCTACTCAAAATAATCCTGGAGGAAATTATATTATAACGGAAGAAACTTCTCCATTACCAGGAATTACTACAATAACATTTAGTGGAATCAATTCTGTTAATGAATCCGATGTTAATGCAAATAGTCTTCCAAGAGGTGGAATTCCAGTTTCATTCGGATCTACAGCAGGTCTGGGATTTGCTCCATTGGTACCAGCAGTTATTACATTGAAGGTAACTGATCCAAATACTGGAGTTATTGATGACTTCGATATTGTTGAACCTGGATCCGGATACTATAATATTCCGACTGCAAGAATTGAAGATGCTGATGGGCCTGGTTCTGGTGGTCAATTAACTATTACTTCCCTAACTTCTGGTGGAGGTATTGGGAATATCTCAATTACTGGTAGCAGCAATTATTCAAATCCAGTTGCTATTATAGAACCACCATCATATCAAAATCTTCCCGTAGAATTGGTATTCAGAAGAGATGTAGATTCAAATGCTTTAGCTGGATTGGGATCTGGAATGACAGTTAATTTGGAGGTTGGGCCGGCAGGTGCAGGAACGACATTATTCCATGTATCCAATTTTGAAATCAATTCGAAAGGTTATGACTACAAACCCGGAGATATTGTACGCCCAGTTGGTTTAGTAACTGGATTTGGACTCACATCTCCAGTTCATGAATTTGAAATTTCTATTGAAAGAACATACACAGATTCTTTTGCATCTTGGGAATTTGGAGAAATGGATCTCATTGATTCAATAAAAGATTATCAAAATGGAACTAGAAAAAGATTCCCATTATTCTATAATGGAGAAAGACTTAGTTTTGAAGGTCAAGAAGATTCTCAATTAATTCTGCAAAATTGTTTCTTGATTTTCATCAATGGAATTCTTCAAAAACCTGGAGAAGCTTATCAGTTTACAGGAGGAACTTCTTTTATCTTTACCGATGCACCAAAACCTGAAGATAAAATTTCTGTTTATTTCTATAGAGGAGTTTCTTCATCCGATACAAAACAAGAAGAAATATTTAGCGATATAAAACGTGGCGATAGTGTTAAACTCCTCAAAAATCCATCAGATACCAATTCTGCCAATCAAGACAATAGAGTAATCTATGATATTAGTTTTTCCGATAAGGTTGAAACAAATCTGTATAGTGGTCTGGGTATTGAAGAGGATAATGGAGATGATCAATTTAAGGGTGTTGTGTGGACAAAACAAAAATTTGATTCTAAGGTTAATGGTGAAATTGTTTATAAGTCTAGAGATTCTATAGAACCCCAAATATATCCAACCGGACATATTATTCGTAATGTTAGTACTGGAAGTACTGAAATTTATGTTGATGATGCAAGATTATTCAATGATGATCTTGCAGGAAACGAATGTTCTGCGATTATTATCTCAAAACCAACAGATGATACATATGCAAATGAAACTTCGGATCCAAGTCCAGAATATGAAATTATTAGTGGAATTACATCGGCTGTTGGATTTACAAATGAAATTTTAGAAATCGTAAATACCACATATAATGGCAAGTATGTTATTGAATTCAGAATAAAATGTTCTCAAGATGAGTATAATCAATTGGAGACTGGTATTCCAGTATATGTTTCCAATACCACTGTTGGTGATATAACAACTTCTGTAGACAATGCACCAACTCCAAATACTATTTCAGTGGGAAGCACTTGTATTGATAACATTTATGAACTTCATTATATAAGTGGGCATGATGAAATTAATGAAGAAGTTACTGTCAGGTGCAATATTTCTGCTCCAGAGAGTGGAATTGACACTACAGGAACCGTAAATAATCCTGTTGGATATATGTCTTACGGAAGAATTATTGGTACCCCATCAATTACAAGAAGCTCTAATCCAATCTCAATTAATATTTCTGGATATGATTTAGGTGATACTGTAGGACTGTCTACATTCCCAATTATTCAAAGGAGAAGTTTGGGTGTTAGAGCAACCGGTGCTATTGACGTATAAATATCTAAAAAGTCTTAGTTAATATGGCCGCTGTCATAACAGATCAGTTTAGAATATCGAATGCTGATAATTTTGTAAGTAGTGTTTCTTCTAGCAACTATTATGTTGTTTTGGGATTAGCTAATCCCGATTCTGCAACTACAAAATTTGGCAGGGTGAATGGATGGGATAGTAATACACCAAATCCAACTGACAACCTACAGTATTTGTCACATTATAGAGATACTATTCTTTTTGGAAAAAAAGTCTTGAGTACTGATGCTCGAAGAGTAGTTAGAAAAATTACTTGGAAAGCAAATTCAAACTATGATATGTATAGACATGATTATAGTATCTCAAATCCTTCCCAAATTACTAATAGTCCAACACTAAGAGATTCTAATTACTATGTGATGAATAGTAATTATGATGTCTATATTTGCATTGAGAATGGATCTTCAGGGACAAAACCTGCTGGAGAAAAATCTCAAGATGAACCTGTTGGTAGAGGAAATGAATTAATTACTGGTCCTAGTGGAGATGGATATAAGTGGAAATATCTTTTTTCAATTTCTCCTAGTGATATTTTAAAATTTGATTCTACTGAATATGTTGTTCTTCCTAATGATTGGGAAACAAATAGTGATTATACAAGTGTAAGAAATTATGGCAATAATTCATCTACTAATCCCAATCAAATTAGAACAGTATATATTGAGGCCGGTGGATCTGGATATTCTGATGGAATATATGATATTTTGGGGGATGGCCAAGGAGCCAGAGTACAGATAACAACAACAAATACAAAAATAACGGGTGTCAGTATAATTGATGGTGGATATGGATATACTTATGGTATTGTAGATTTAAAGAGAAGTGGGGCAGTAAATGATCCAGCAAAGTTGATTCCAATCATACCACCATCAAGAGGACATGGTTATGATATTTACAAAGAACTTTCTGCGGATAGAGTTTTAATTTATGCACGTTTTGATGATTCGACGAAAGATTTTCCAATTGATACTAAATTTTCCCAAATTGGGATTATAAAAAATCCAGAAACATATTCGGAAAATAGTGGATATACTGGAGTATATTGGTCAAACCCAACATTTTCTGGATTACATGCTCTCAAAATATCCGGTGGATATACTGGATCTCCTTCTCCAGGTGATGTAATGACTCAACCCGTAACGGTCAATGGTGTCAATGGAACGGCAAGAGGATATGTTGCATCTTATGACAGCACCACTGGGGTTTTAAAGTATTTCAGAGACAGATCTTTATATTTTAAATCTGGTGTTAATGATCAAGAAGATCATAATGCAGTTGCAACGCAAGCTAAATTTTTCGAATTTCAAGGATCAACGACTGTTACTATTAGTGGTGATAGTAATTCTACAACAACTATCGACACAAGTTTTAATGGAAGTGTCGTTAATGTAGATAACAAACAAATTGATTTGGGTGTCACTTTTAATTCTGGCGTTTCTTTACCAGAGATAAATAAAAGAACAGGAGATGTAGTTTATATTGATAACAGATCCTTAGTTTCTAGAGACATTAGACAAAAAGAAGACATTAAAATTATCCTGGAATTTTAAAAACAAATGGCACAAAAAAGAGATCTAAACGTCAATCCATATTACGACGACTTCAGCATTGACAATAATTTTTACAAAGTCCTATTTAAACCAGGATATCCTGTTCAAGCTAGAGAATTGACAACTTTGCAGTCTATACTGCAAAATCAAGTAGAGTCTTTTGGAAGTTATACCTTCAAAGAAGGTACAATGGTGATTCCAGGAAATGTTTCGTATGATAATCAGTTTTCTTCAGTAAAGTTAAATGCATCCAATTTTAATATTGATATTTCATTATATCTTGATAAATTAGTTGGCAAAACAATTGTTGGTAGCACATCTGGTGTTTCTGCATATGTGCAGCATGTTGAGCCAACATTTGATGATCCAACGATTTATGTAAGATACTTAAATTCTGATAATAATTTTGAAGATACTTCTTTCAGAGATGGTGAAGGTCTTCAATGTACTGAAAGTATTGTATATGGAAATACTACTATTTCTGCAAATACACAATTCGCATCATGTATTCAATTAAATGCAACATCAATAGCATCAGCTGCATTTGTTGGAGAAGGTGTATATTTTGTTAGGGGATATTTTGTAAAAGTATATAAGCAAACCCTAATATTGGATGAATATGCAAATACCCCATCATATAGAGTAGGTTTTAGAGTAACAGAAGAAATTGTTAATGCTAAAGACGACAATTCTCTGTATGACAATGCAAAAGGATTTTCAAATTTTGCTGCTCCAGGTGCCGATCGCTTAAAGATTACATTAACACTAACTAAAAAAGAATTAACAGATAAAGACGATACTGATTTTATAGAAGTACTGAGACTTACTGATGGTCAAATTAAAAAACTTCAAACAAAAACTCAACTTAATAGACTAGGTGATTATATTGCAGAAAGAACTTATGAAGAATCTGGTCATTATTCCATAAGAGATTTTGATGTATCTTTAAATGAGTCTTTAAATGACGGTCTTGGAAATGATGGACTTTTTAGAGAAAATCAATTAACCGATCAAGGTGCTGTTCCTTCAGATGAATTAATGGGAGTGAAACTTTCTCCCGGAACTGCATATGTTTATGGCCAAAGGATTGATAAACCAGGTACAACTATCATTGATGTAGAAAAACCTAGAGATACAAGAAAGGTAACTAATTCTGCAGTACCATTTGAAATGGGCAATCTGTTGAGAGTTAATACTGTATCGGGTGCGCCAAAAATTAAAGAAGAAGTTCAACTTCATAGTGTATTAAATGGAACAAATAATAATAATGTCATAGGAAATGCACGAGTATATACATTCAATCTTACTGGAGATTCATACACAGGAGATTCTACAAAATGGGATCTTTATCTCTATGATGTTCAGACATACACAGTACTAACCACAAATAGAGATATTGAGGCTGGAGATAATATCAGTGCATCTTCTTACATTAAAGGCAAGAACAGTGGTGCATATGGGTATTCGGTTGCAGCGGTAACAAGTGGAAGCACAATAACTATACGTCAGACTTCTGGATCTTTTGCTCCAGGTGAGCAAGTTTTTATTGATGGTATAGATGTTCCTCTAAGTGTTGAATCAATTAGAGTATATTCTTCTAAAGATGTTAAGTCTGTAACACAGACTGGTCAAGCTGGTTTCCCAGATTTTTCTGCAAACTCAGTCCTCACAAAACTTCCACTTAATGGAGTGACAGAAGTCGTAAGTGATGGAACAAACCTCACGGTTCCTGGAGGAGTATTTACGGGAATTAAGGAAGGAGATATTATTAGATATAAGGTTACTGGACAAACTGATGAAGTTTATAATGTAGTTGGACCAAATCCAACTGCAACAACAATACCCCTTGTAGCAATTACTCCAAATGTTACTGGTGTTTATAATGGTACAGTTGCAGGTGCCGGAACATATCAAGTTTCACTTGGTGTTGGAGAAATAAAAAATAATAGTTCCTCCGGCCTTTATGCCAAGATAGAAGATGATGATATTTCTTTTGTCGATTTATCATCCGCACAATTATCAATTTCGGCACAAATCACAGGAGCTGATACAAATATCAGCGGTGGTTCAGTAACTCTCCAAACAACTGATGTAACAGGAATTACATCATCCGTATTTGAAACATTCGATGATGAAAGATATTCTGTACATTACAATGGTGGTGGAATTGGAACAGTTACATCAGATACCTTCACTCATGGCAATCAAGAAATTTCTCTGGGAAATCTCACTGATGGAAACAATAATGTTATAAATGTCACTTTATTGAAGAGTGGTATTTCTAGTAAAGTAAAACAATTTAATAGAAGTAAGGTTGTAAATATTACTCGTTCAAAATTTACTAAGTCTGGAACTACCGGAGATGGAGACATTAATGATGGATTAACATATAATTCATATTATGGTGTCCGTGTTCAAGACGAAAGAATTTGTCTTAATAACCCAGATGTCTCTAGAGTTCTGGCAGTATTGGAATCCACTGATAGTAATTCTCCAGTACTTGAAGAACTCGTATTTTCGGCAACACTGAACATCCATGATTCCGCAGTTATCGGAGAAAATATTGTTGGTGAAAACGGAGCAATAGCTAGAATTGTTGCGACTGGAGCATCGAACGCATTAAAAATTATATATCTTAATGACGAAGTACTTCAAATTGGAGAAACAGTAACCTTTAAAGAGTCTGGCATTAAAACCTCTGTAGAAAATATTACCGCACCCAAATTTATTAATTTGACAAGATCCTTTACTTTGGATGGTGGTCAAAGAGAGCAATATTATGATTATTCAAGTATTGTTAGGTCAGAAGGATCTTCTATTCCGTCTAAACAATTGATGGTAATTTATGATTATTATATTGAACCATCAGATGATGATGGTGATATATTTACTGTCTTAAGTTATGACTCGGAAAGATTCTCTGAGGATATTCCAGAAATTGGCCCAAATGCAGTTAGAGCATCAGATACTTTAGATTTCAGACCAAGAGTTTCCGAATTTACTAATTTTACAAAATCCCCATTTGATTTTTCTGCAAGAGATTTTGGGTCCAATAATACGCCGAAATTAATTTTAAAACCAAGAGAATCTTCAGCAATTACTTACGAACATTATCTTCCACGTATTGATAAGGTTTATTTGGATAGATTGGGAGGATTCTTTGTCCAAAAGGGAGTATCTTCTATTGATCCACAAGAGCCTTCGAATACTCAACCAGATTTGATGATGGAAGTTGCAACAATAAATCTTCCCGCATATCTGTATAATACAAGAGATGCTGTTATTACTCTAAAGGATAACAGAAGATATACTATGAGGGATATTGGCAGAATTGAAGATCGAGTTGAGAATCTTGAAGAAACTACGTCTCTTTCTTTACTAGAACTTGATACTCAAACACTTCAAATCAGAGATAGTGAAGGTTTTGATAAATTTAAGAGTGGTATTTTTGTAGATGACTTTAAAAATAATAACTTAGTAGATCTTAGTGTTTCTAATGCAGATATCTTAGATAATACTTTGATGCCTGTTAGAGCATCTAACTCAATTAATCCAGTTTTAGCTCCTGCAGTCGAAATTGCACAAAACCAATTAGACGAAACAGAAAACTATGCGTTATTGGATTCAAATGTTCAAAAGACTGGAAATGCAGTTACACTAAAATATGATTCTATAGATTGGATTGAACAACCACTGGCAACTAAAGTACAAAATGTCAATGAATTCCATGTTGTGGAATATATTGGTTATGTAAATATTGAACCAAAGGCCGATAGTTGGGTAAGAGTAATTAGACTTCCATCAGCTACTGTATCTGGTGGTGTGAGAGGTGGCGGTTCAGGCCGAGTTACCAGATGGTGGTGGTCGAGCACAACTGTCGATCAACTTGTAAGTTCTGGTGCAGAACAATACATGAGGCAAAGGAATATCTATTTCGATGCAGCAAATATTAAACCACTAACAAGAACATATCATTTCTTGGATAATAATGGAAATCTTGATTTCGTTCCTAAATTATTAGAGATCTGCAAAACAAAAGAAGGAGATTCTGGTTCTGTAGGAACATTCCAGGTTGGAGAGACTGTTATCTCTTATGATGCTTCAGGTACAGAGAGAGGTAGATTTAGAATTTGTACTGCCAATCATAAAAAAGGTGTATTCAATAATCCAACCAAAACCTATAATATAAATCCATATATTAAAACTGAAAATCTTTCTTCAAGTTATAGTGAATCCACTAAAGTATTGAATGTTGATGTACGTTCAATGGCAACGCACTCCCAAGGAAATTATTGGGGATATGTTAAGAAGAACCATAAATTAGTTGGACAGACAAGTGGCGCAATAGCATTTGTTAAAGATCTTAGATCTATTAGTGACAACTATGGGGATCTTATAGGATCACTTTTCATTAGAAATCCACACACAGAAACACCACCACCAGAAAGAATTCAGACTGGAACAAAGTCATTTAAGTTGACAACAAGTCCAACAAATGCGACTCCTCTTCCTGGAAGTAAGTTAATTTCTTATGCAGAAACAACTTATAGTGCAACTGGTAGATGGGAACAGAGAAGATTTGTCACTGTTAATACACTCAACTGGAGAAGATATGATCCCATCGCACAGTCATTTACTGTGGGACAAACAATTCAAGCCCCAAGTGGAGTGGTCAATCCAAATGAAGTAAATGATGATACCAGTGGAGCATTCCTAACTGCTGTTGACTTATTCTTTGCACACAAACCTGCAGGTGATGAGTCAGTTAGAGTTGAAATTAGAACACTTGAATTGGGTACACCCACTTTAACAATTGTTGGAGAACCAGTAACATTAAGCCCAGATGAAGTAAATGTCTCTACAACAGGAGAGGTGGCAACACATGTCAAATTTGAATATCCCATTTGGTTGGAACCTGGACAAGAGTATGCTGTTACTCTTGTAGCAGAAAATACTGACCAATATGAGGTTTGGGTTGCAGAAATGGGAGAAAAGACTGTAAATACCAAGACTCTCCCAGATGCAGAATCTGTAAGATATACTAAACAATTTGCTTTGGGTAGTTTGTTCTTATCACAGAATGGATCTATTTGGACCGCAAATCAGTATGAAGATATGAAGTTCAAGTTATACAAGGCTAAGTTTACTGCTAGTTCTGGCACTGCTTTCTATTACAATCCAGTTTTAGATGAAGGTAATGGGTACAAACCCACATTAAATGAAAATTCATTGCAACCATTATCCCATACCGGTAGACTTGGAATTACAACAATTGGAGTTTCTGATGGATTGACTTCCACTCTCACTGCAGGAAGAAAGATTGCGGCAAGTTCTGGAGAAGAAGGATTTGCTACTATTATTGGAACGGGTAGTTCTGTTACAGGAAGTTTGACTGTCACTTCTGCCGGAAGTGATTATCCCACTGGATCTTTCACAAATATTCCAACAACAGCATTGACTGGTCAAGGTCAAGGACTGACTATTGACGTTACAACTAGTGCTGGTGGAGTTACTGCAGTTACTGCAAATACAAGTGGAAATGGTTATAGAAAAGGTGATATTGTTCAGATATCAACAGGTATTTCCACCGGAGGTGGTGGAAGATTTACTATTGACAATTGTGAAGGAATTGATACTCTTTATCTCGATCTCATTCAAGGTCAAAATGATCTATTTACAGTAAGTTCACAACTGAGATACTATCCAGACAATTATCCAACTAATCCAATAGTTGGATTAGCAAATACTACTATCAATTCATATGCAGCTGGAACTGGTGTTGATGATGGTAAGCATATTGTAGTGAATCAATATGATCATGGAATGTATAGCGATCTGAATAGTGTAGAAATTAGTGGAGTTAAAGGAAATTTACCTGGAGAACCAATTACTTCGGCAATTTCTAAAGATGCGACTACTGGTGAATTTATTGGAATCGCACAAACTGCGAATTTTGCCAACTTTGAAGGTATTCCAGTAGACGGAACTAATTTGGGATATGTGCAAATTGGGCCAGAGGTCGTATCATATAGTGAAGTTACAAATGCTGGTCTTAAGATTCAAAATAGAGGTGTAATTGGATTTGAGCAGCCACATGAAAAGAGCGTTCTGGCGCACAAATATGAACTAAATGGTGTATCTTTGATGAGAATCAATAAAACACATCAGGTCCAATCTACTGAGAATTCTATTGATAGATACACAATTCAAATTGACATGGGCAGTTCTACAAATGCAATTGATAGGACATCTTCTACTTCAGGAAAACCAGCATTGAGATTCAATGGTTCTGATTTTGGTGGAGGATCCAATATTGTAACTAGTGAAAATATTCAGTTTGGTGAAGTTGATATGGACTTTGGAATATTGAATCCAAGTGCTGCTACAGAAGTTAGTGGTTCTATTAGAACTGTTAGTGGCAGAAGTGTTGATGGTAATGAAGTTGCATTTGTCGATCAAGGATTTGAACCAGTCGAATTGGGTACAACTACACAATTATCTTCTTTAAGAATGATTGGATCTAAGATTAATGAGGATGCAAAACTTGGTGGAATGCCAAGAAATAAATCATTGACAATGGCACTTAAGTTGTCAACTAGTGATCAAAATCTTTCTCCAATGATTTTTACGGATCTATCTTCCGTAACTCTTACTGGCAGTCGATTGAATAGTCCTGTTGCAGATTATGCAACTAATGCTGATGTAAAATCACCAGATTTTGATCCACATAGAACAATTTATGTATCAAATCCAATTAATTTGCAGCAACCGGCAGATTCTCTGAAGGTTATCTTAGATGCATATAGGCATGATACTGCAGACTTTAGAGTATTGTATAGTTTAATTAGATCAGATTCTGATGGTGTTCCTCAGCAATATGAATTATTCCCAGGATATGACAATCTTGAAATTTTTGACCAGGCAGGATTTGGCGTCATTGATTCTTCTAAGAATAGTGGAAGACCAGATACTTTTGTAAGGTCAAGTTTGAGAAATGAATTCCTAGAATATGAATTCACCGCGAACAATTTAGAACTCTTCGATGGATTTATAATTAAGATAGTTATGTCTGGAACAAGTCAGGCAAATCCACCAAGAATCAGAAACCTTAGAGCCATAGCAACAAGATGATAAGAGTAGAAGGCTACAGTCATCTCTATCGAGATGAAGAAAGTGGAGCAATTCTCAATTGTGACACAAAAGAATATGAAACCTATGTCAAATCTCGTAACCAGAGAAAATTGCAAAAAAGCGAAATTGATAATATTAAGAATGAAATTGTCGAAATTAAGTCGCTTTTGGTTGACTTAGCAAATAGAATAAAATAGTCACAATATAAATATCTAAAGGTAAACTATTTAAATAATGGCAATATATGTATCCAACATTGTAATAGAGCAGGGATTTGATTTTGACACATCCTTTCAACTGGAGGATACTCGCACTAAAGAATTGCTAGATTTGACTGATGTTATTCCCGAATCAAAGATGAGAAAAACGTATTCGAGTTCGAATGCGGTTTCATTTGCTTCAACTATAACTAGTCCTGAGCTTGGTTTGGTCCAGATATCATTAACGGCCGCACAAACGACTGCGATAAAACCTGGTAGATATGTATACGACGTAAAGTTGTATAGTGGAGATCCAGTTAAAGAGTATAAGGCTGTAGAAGGAACTGTATTAGTACGAGCAGGAGTTACTAGATAAAATGCCTAGCATTAACGACAGGATTGGATCCCAAAACGTAGTCCGCGTACTATCAAACGCATCTTCTCCACCAACCAAATTAATTAGACTTACTGATGTAGAGTCTACACGAAAGACGGAAGATGGAATGCTTCTTGTCTGGGATTTGGATACTGAAAAATTTGTAATGACTGATGTCCTGGATAGTTCGGGACTCAGAATATCTGGAATTGTATCATTCACAAATGAAACTCAGTCTGCATCTACAACTACCGGAGCTTTAGTAATTTCTGGTGGAGTTGGTCTTGCTAAGAATTTAAATGTTGGTGGAAATATAAGTATTGCCGGTTTTTCTACATTTTCACTGCCGGTAGACATAAATTCTACCGTAGACATTGAAGAAACATTACGTGTTGGTGCTGGAGTAACATTTGAAGGTGATTTAAGGGTAGAGCAAAATTTATATGTTGGTGGGTCTTCAGAATTTATAGGCATTGTCACCTTTAGAGGTGGCACAATTAATATTGGTGACCAAGATACAGATGATGTTGTAATTGGTGGAGAATTTGCATCCAATTTAACACCAACTGATGATGCAACATATGATATTGGAGAACTATCTCCACTATTAAAGAGATGGAGAAATGCTAGTTTTTCTGGATTAACGACAACAGGAACTCTTGATGTTAACGGAGTTTCTACATTAAGAGATAATGTATTCATTACAGGATTCGCAACGGTAACTGAGGGAATTTACTATGATGCTGGAGATTATAATGGCCCAAATGGAGTTGCATATTTTGACAATACGGGAAAATTGATTGGTGGAAGTAATGTCAATGCTGGAATAACTACATCCAATTCAATATTAACTGTCAATGCATCTGGAACTCCCACATGGACATCGACAATTGATGGAGGAGCATACTGATGGCAAAACCAACAAGTAGACAAGAATTAATTGACTATTGTCTCAGAAGACTTGGGGCACCAGTATTGGAAATTAATGTGGATGATGATCAAATTGATGATTTGGTTGATGATGCATTACAGTACTTTCAAGAAAGACACTTTGATGGTGTCGAAAGAATGTACCTGAAATATAAAATAACTCAAGAAGATATCGATCGTGGTCGTGGAGCAAACACTGATGGTGTTGGAATTGTAACGACAACGGCCAATTCTGTAGGAGTTGGATCAACATCATTTAGTTTTTACGAATCATCTAATTTTATTCAAGTACCAGATTCTGTTATTGGGATAGAAAAAATATTTAAATTTGATACTAGTTCCATTTCTGGAGGAATGTTTAGTATAAAGTATCAACTGTTCTTGAATGATCTTTACTATTTTAATTCTGTAGAACTGCTACAATATTCTATGGTCAAGTCTTATCTAGAAGATATTGATCATTTATTAACTACAGATAAGCAAGTAAGATTTAACAAGAGACAAAATAGATTATATTTGGATATTGATTGGGCATCACAGACACCAGATCAATATATTGTTATTGATTGCTATCGCATCTTAGATCCAGACACATTTACTGGAGTATATAATGACAGTTTCCTCAAAAAATATTTGACAGCTTTGATTAAGAGGCAGTGGGGTGCAAATATGATTAAATTTAGTGGAACACGACTTCCTGGCGGAATTGAACTGAATGGTAGACAGTATTATGAGGATGGAGAAAGGGAGTTAGAACAAATAAAACAAAGTATGTCTATGGAGTATGAACTTCCTCCGTTGGACTTTATCGGGTGATTAATTATGGCATTAAATCCATTTTTCTTGCAAGGTACTCATAATGAACAATACCTTGTTCAAGATTTAATAAACGAGCAACTAAAGATATTTGGTGTAGAAGTATATTACTTGCCAAGAAAAATATTCAAAACTGATGATATTATAAAAGAAGTCCAATCTTCGAAATTTGATGACAGTTTTCTCATTGAAGCATACCTCAACAATTATGAGGGATATGCTCCTGGTAGTGATTTGATGACCAAATTTGGCCTTCAATTAAAAAATGAAATATCATTAACAATCTCTAGGGAAAGATATGAAGAGTTTATTGCACCATTTTTAGAAGGTATTGCGACTGGTATTAGAGAAGGTGCAACTGATGATGGATCATATACGTTTGAATTGGTAAGTAGACCAAAGGAAGGTGATTTGGTATATTTTCCTTTGGGAGAAAGATTATTTGAGATCAAAAGAGTAGAGTCAGAAAAACCATTTTACCAACTAGGTAAAAACTATGTTTATGAATTGCAGTGTGAACTCTATGAATATGAAAATGAACTTATCGATACCACTGTTGAAGAAGTTGATAATACTGTAGAAGATGAAGGATATATCACCACATTAATGCTAAAGGCAACTGCCAGACAAGCAACTGCCGAAGCAATATTTTATGAATCTGGATTTGTTGGTCAGATTATCGTAAATGATGATGGTTCTGGATATACGTCCATACCTACGGTGACTGTAGAGGATCCACCAAATATGCCATACGGTATTCCCGCTAAGGCTGTCGCCGTGATGAATGGTTCATCAATTAAAGAAATTCTTATAACAGAAGCAGGTGATGGTTATACTGATATTCCTTCAGTAACTATAAGTGGGGGTGGTGGAGTTGGCGCAGCTGCGACTGCTTCAGTTATAACCAATGGTGGTGTTGGTAGAGTAAAAATTACCGATTCCGGAAAAGGTTATTATGATATACCAACTGTAACTGTCGATGGTCCAGGAGTAGGTCAAACTGCAATATTAAAACCTGTAGTAACAAATAATGTAATCTCAGAAATTCAAATATCAAATACTGGATACGGATATACTGAGGCACCAACTGTAGGAATATCTACTGCAGTATTTGTTGGAATTGGTACATATGTATATAATGAAATGGTTACCGGAGAAACTTCTGGAACTACTGCATATGTTAGAGACTATAAGAGGAGAACAGATATTAGTCAATTTGATCCACCAATAGAACTTAGGGTAGCACTAAATACAGGTAAGTTCACTCCGGGAGAAACAATTGTCGGAGGAATATCTTCAGCAAGATTTACTCTAGAATCGCACGATTTGGATAGTTTTGACGATCCATATGATACAAACGAGGAAATTGAGTTTGAAGCAGATAACATATTAGATTTTACAGAATCTAATCCATTTGGAGACTACTGATGCTCGGTACATATTTTTATCACGAAATTATAAGAAAAACTATTATTGGTTTTGGAACTCTTTTTAATTCCATTCATATTAAACACACTGATAGTGATGGAAAAATTTTAGATGATACTAAGGTAGGATTGTCTTATGGCCCAATGCAAAAGTTTTTGGCCAAGATCCAAGAACAGGCACAATTAACCAAGGCAATTGCGATAACTCTTCCAAGAATGTCATTTGAAATGACTGATATTAGTTATGATACTACTAGAAAATCTGGTATTACTCAGACATTTAAGGCAGTAGATGGAAAGAACATGAAAAAAGTGTTCATGCCAGTTCCATATAATATTGGATTTGAACTGAATATTTTATCAAAACTGAATGATGATGCACTACAAATTATTGAGCAAATTCTCCCATTTTTCCAACCATCTTTTAATTTGACTATTGATTTGGTCGATTCAATAGGAGAAAAAAGAGATGTACCTATAGTCTTGGATAGCATTACTATGCAAGACGATTATGAGGGAGATTTTTCCACTAGACGAGCATTGATATATACTTTAAGATTTACGGCAAAGACTTATCTCTTCGGACCTATTGCAGATTCTTCTGACGGTCTTATTCGTAAGGTTCAGGTTGATACTTACACTAATACGGATACCGTAAATTCCACAAGAGAGATGAGATATACGGTAACTCCAAAAGCACTTAAAGATTATAATGATGATAAGGTCATCAACACTCTTGATGATGCTTTAGTTGAACCAGGAGATGATTTTGGATTCAATGATAGTTGGGAATTCTTCCAAGATTCTAAGAACTATAGTCAAACACAACAAAAAGATATTTGATTATGTCAGATAATTATGATTCTATAGACGAAGCTCTTAATACTGAGAGTAGTATCGTGGAGGCGACTCCGAATCCCAAAGAGATTCAAGTATCTAAGAAAAAAGATGGAGACATCGAAAAGGATTATGAATACACTAGAGCAAACCTGTATTCCCTCATAGAGAAGGGTCAGGAAGCAATTAATGGCATTATGGAACTTGCGGGTGAAGGAGCAAGTCCAAGGGCATATGAGGTCGCTGGCCAGTTAATTAAGAGTGTTGCTGATACCACTGATAAACTAATCGATCTTCAGAAAAAGATAAAAGATGTTGAAGATGAAACAACAAAAACTACAAATAATGTGACAAACAATGCCGTCTTTGTTGGATCAACAACTGAACTTCAAAAAATGCTCAAGCAAGGTTTTCTAAATAATAAAGAATAGTGTAAGTTTTACATCGTGACTAAAAAATATTGTCGTCTCTGCAGAAAAAAAGAAACCCGTAGTCAATGTAGTTATGGGCCCAAAATGTGGGATAGATATAGTGTTGACGATGCTACTGAGAAAGAAGTTGAAGATGCTTCGGGAGATGTAAGTGAATCGAAAAGTGGTGATAGTTCTCTGCGTGACTGGTTTGGCAAGAGTCGCTCTTCTGATGGCACCCCTGGTTGGGTTCAGTTGGGTGGCAAATATGCAGGAAAACCTTGTGCCAAACAACCCGGACAAACTACTAAACCAAAGTGTGGATCTTCAAAAATGAAGAGAAATCTTGATAAGGATGAGGAACAAGCAGCATTCCGCCGTAAGCAACGCCAGGATCCAAATCCAGATAGAAAGGGTAAAGCAATTAATGTGAAAACAGAAGAAGTTGTAACAGAAAAGAAAGGCGAAAAAGATGCTTGCTACCATAAGGTCAAGTCTCGTTATTCTGTATGGCCTTCTGCTTATGCCTCAGGTGCTCTGGTTAAGTGCCGTAAGGTTGGTGCTGATAACTGGGGAAATAAAACAAAGAAAGAAGGGTTTGAATATTCAAATTGGAGAGATGACTTCAGAGCCACAGAATATGAATTCATCGATTTGATTACCGCAGATCCACTGAAAAAAGAAACTATTGAAGAAGGTCAAAAGTGCTGGAAGGGTTATGAAAAGAAAGGCACTAAAAAAATGTTTGGCAAAACCTATAATAACTGCGTAAAGAAGGAAGAAACTGAAAACTTTGAAAACTTCGAAATCGAAGTACCTTCAAAAAATATTAAAAAACTTGCAAAAAAAGCAGTAAAAAGAATTGATAGAGATGCTGATGGCGATGTAGATAGTGGAGATAAAGGTGGCGGAAAATATGGGGAATTTATCCCATCTGCAGATGGCAAAAAGAAGTTAAAAACAACCGTTAATAATGAAGGTTATTCTGATTGGAGATCCGAAATCGATGAAGGAGCAGCATGGACAAAGAAATCAGGAAAGTCTGAATCAGGTGGACTCAACGAAAAAGGTAGGAAGTCGTATGAGCGCGAGAACCCAGGAAGCGATCTTAAGGCACCTTCAAAGAAAGTTGGGAACCCTCGTA